TTAAAGTTCTGGGTCATCATAATCATCATCCTCGTCATCCATAGAAAACATATTTTTATAAACAACTTTCTTTTTCTTTTTTGGTCTGATTTGTTTTCGCCCAGTATATCCATCATCTTCTTTAAAGAACCAAGACGTCCTTATCGGAACAAATGCAAAAAAAACTACAAGTGCGGAAACAAATAAACTAAGTACTAAAATTGGAATCATTGAACCCATATACAAAAGTTAAATCAACCACAGATAAAAATAAATGTAGATTTACGGAGAATTTTGTGGAAACAACACGAATTGAAAATATGGAATTTTTGTTGCAAAAACTTGACTCGCTCAGGTGCGAAATTACGCGTCGAAAATACTTGCCATACTTTAACTATAACTCGGGTGAAATTATTCATAAAAAACAACTTACTTTCCATCAAGACACCAGTCGCAGTCGCTGGGTACTTGGTGGCAATCGAACTGGTAAAACTGAATGCGGTGCCATGGAAGCCGTGTGGTGGGCATTGGGTACGCATCCATATTGGGAAATTACGGGTGCAACCGAAGGCTGGGTTGTCAGTCTAACCACCCAGGTTCAACGCGATGTTGCCCAGGCCAAAATCCTAAAATACCTTGATTTCAATGTGGTTGTGGATATTGTGATGAAAGCAGGTAAACGTGATGCACCCGAGCATGGCGTAATCGATTTTTTGGTGGTTAAGAATAAATTCGGCACAACATCAAAGATAGGTTTCAAAAGCGTAGACCAAGGCCGTGAAAGATTTCAAGGCACAAGTTTGGACTGGATATGGTTTGACGAGGAACCGTCCGAAGAAATTTACGAGGAATCGTTGCTACGAACCCTTGACAGGGGTGGGGTGGTCTGGGGAACCATGACGCCACTGAAAGGGCGAACATGGCTGTACGAAAAAGTTTACTTAAATTCTGGAACGGGACATTCCATTCACCAAATATCTTGGGAAGATAATCCATTTTTAAAACAAAATGAAATAAAAAAGATGGAACAGTCATTGTCGCGTGAATCATTGGAATCTCGCAAATATGGTCGCATTGCAGAAGGTTCTGGAATTGTTTTTTCCGAACTGGACGATGAGAATATCATAGACCCATTCGAAGTACCTGTGACATGGCAACGCGTGGTGTCTATCGACCCGGGCTATGTAGCACCAACAGGGGTGGTCGTGATTGCATTTGACGAGGTTGAAAATATCTATGTCGTCGATGATTATTTGCAAAGCGAAAAAACAATTGCCGAACTTTCTATCGATATAAAACAGTTGTGCGAAAAAAATGGAATATTACGGGATGAACGCGAAGGCGGATATCACGTGCTAATAGACTGTGCTTGCCTGCAACGGTCGCTAGGTTCACCCACCAGTGTCTTTTCGCAATTACGCACGCATGAAATCATTCCGCGTGTTGTAACACACAAAAATGTGTTAGAGGGTGTCTTGCACATCAAAGCCTTGCTTAGAAATGCGGAAAATGTACGGCGTCTGTTCATCTTTAAAAATTGTAAAAACTTGTTGCGTGAAATGCGTTCATACAGTTGGGGTGACGACGAAACCCCTAAAAAGAGAAACGACCATTGTATTGATGCCCTTAGGTATGCAATGACGAATCGCAGGCCAACTGCAAAAAAACGTGACCCAACCGACATTTCAAAAAAGAAAGATGCCCTTGTAAAAATTAATCGGAGAAAATGAATGGATAAACAAATCCGTGATGCACTTTGGAAAAAGGCTCTGGGTTACGATGTGCCTACCGAAAAGGTTATTGATGGTGAACTGGTCAAATTTCGACACATTCCCCCAGATCTCGACGCAATTAAAATGTTGGGCAATAAAAGCGATAATGATTTGACATTCAAAACAAAAGACGAACTTATAAAACTCGCCCAAGATCTATTGAATGAAATTAAAGGAGAAATATGAAAAAGGAAATTCTGTATAAAACACCGCGGAAAATCGAAAAACAATCTAACGCCGATCGTAGTCGGTTAGAGTTGGTTAAAAACGTAATCGCAGATTTCGAAGATCGCAAAGTCAAGAGAAGAAGTCTTGAACTACAATGGCGATTAAACCTAGATTTTTACAGCGGTCACCAAAATAATTTTATTACCAGTTTTGATACACTATCTACCGCCAATCGCCAATTTTTTTGGCAGCAGCATGAATCGTTTAACCACATCACGCCAATTATCGAAAGCAGATTGGCAAAGATTACCAGTCAAAAAGGCGAACTAAGTGTATTACCACAATCTGCCAGCGAAGTCGACAAGCAAAACGCTCAACTGTGTGAAAAGATTATTGACTCTGCCATGAACAGAACTGACTTTGATTCACTTGCGGAACAAGCCGCAATGTGGTCCGAGGTTTGTGGAACCGTCTTTTACAAGGTTTACTGGGACGCAACTGCGGGGAATGTAGTTGGAATTATAAATACGGACGAGAGACAGGAAAATGTGTACGATGGCGATATAAAGATAACTGTATGCAGTCCTTTTGAAATTTTCCCAGACAATTTACGTACAAGCGATATCGAGCAATTGTCCTCTATTATTCATGCAAAGAATGTACATGTGGACACAATAAAAGAATCATGGGGCGTGGATTTAAGCGGCTTGGGCGAAGAAAATGTAACCGTCATCGAGCGATACGAATCCCCAACAAAAGTCCGACCAAATGGGCGCCTGATAATCATTGCTGGTGACAAACTATTACACGATGGTGACTTACCGTTTATAAACGCAAAAGACGCAACGCGCGGCATGCCATTCGTTCGCCAAACCTCGGAAAGTTTTGTTGGGTCGTTTTATGGTCGCAGTGTCATTGACCGTGCCATCCCCGTACAACGTGCATACAATGCCGTAAAGAACAGAAAGGTCGAATTTTTAAACCGTCTTGCATGCGGCGTACTTGCGGTCGAAGACGGAAGTGTAGATATAGATGCTTTGGAGAACGATGGTCTTGCGCCTGGCAAGATAATTGTCTATCGCAGTGGGCAGGATGCACCAAAATTTATCGACACCGGTAAAATGCCCGCGGAACTGGAACGTGAAGAAGAACGATTGCTGCGTGAATTCGATAATCATTAGTGGAGGTGGCGATATAACTCGCAGTTCTGAAAATGCTAATGTCAGCGGTGTGGCGCTTGCAATTCTTGCCGAGCAAGACCAACGCAGGATGCGTCGAACTATTACCAGCACAATCCGTGCCAAAGTTCAGATAGCCAGCCATATCCTAAGACTCTATAAACAATTTGCAAATTTGGAACGTGTTGTACGCCTTGTTCGTGGCAAAGACATCGAGATGTTTAATTTCAACGCCAACCAAATTACAACGGACGAAGTTATTTACACACAAACTAAAACCGAGACAAAAGGAGAATAGAATGGAAGAAATAAAAATCGTGGAACAATCAGTCGTCGATAATGAAACGGAGAACAAGGAATCCATGGAAGACCCTTGCCCGAACATCTTGGTAAATGACTCCACCAAAAGTGGTGAGTCAGAATATCTGGGCACTTTCAAGAATTCTACACAGTTATTTTTGGCATACGAAAACCTGCGTAAAGAATTCACACGAAAAAGCCAAGAACTGGCTTCGCTGAAAAAATCCATCGAAGAAACTGTAGCCGACAATGCCGGTGCGGCGCAAACAATGGTCGAACAAGCAACTTCTGTGGAATCAAAGGAAAAATCGCCCGAACAAATAATACGCGAATATTTAATGGGTGTGAAAACGCGTGCTACGCCTCCTGTAATTCTTGGTACATCGGTGGAGGCAAAAACCACCTTAACTGACGGTAAAAAAGACATACACGAGGCCAACAAGGCCGCGCAAACATTTTTCCAAACCAGACTATAAAAGGGGATAATTATGATTACAATAAACACCGCAGAATCCGCATTGAAAAATATTTACCTTGAAACCGTGGTAAATGATATTAATACAAAAACCAACCCATTTCTTACAATGATTCAAAAGAACACAAAAACCATCGCAGGTAAAGACGCAAAAGCCTCGGTGCGTTTCGGTAACGAAGGCGCAGTAGGCGCAGGCACCGAAGATGGCGAGTTACCGCGTGCAACAGATTCTGGTCTTGCCGAGATTGTTACACCACTGAAAAATTTATATGGTACATTTCAAATCACGGACAAAGCACTAAAGGCGGCTGCCAACAATCCAGGTGCATTCACCAGTTTACTTGGTGGTGAAATGCAAAACTTGGTCGCAACGGCACAGAACAATCTTAACCGTATGATATATGGTAATGGACGAAAATTCTTGGCACATACAAACCAACTAACGTTCAACGTTCGTATCGCACAAATCCCATTGCGCTTTCAAAGAAATTTACGTGTCGGCACAGGTGTAGTCATCACCAATGCAAGCAACCAACCAATCCACACAGGACCTATAACGATTCAAAGCATCACCCCAGGTCCGGGACATCTGGTCGTTGTATTCACAGGGAACCTAGACATTGCATCCAACCAAGACCGTTTTTACATATACGAAGCAGGTATAGAGGATCTAGAGATGAACGGTATAGATTCAATCTTTTTGCCCGACACAATGTACAACCTTGCAAAGGCAGATTACCGTGAAATACAACCATTTACCAGTGTAGACGCAAACACAACTCTTCGTGTGATTAGCGAAGATATCTTGCTGGAATTCTTTGACGCATTAGAGGAACATGCAGGGGGTCAAGCCACCGACATAATCCTCACGCACCCACGCGTAAGAAAGGCATTGTTCGATGATCTAAAAGACAATCGCTCTAATATTGATGTAACCGAATTCGAAGGCGGTTTCAAGGGTTTTTCTTTCAACGGAATCCCAATGTACAGCGATATCAACTGTAAGGGCGGAACATTATACGCGGTTAACAGCGCAGGTTACAAAACACAACAACTTTGCGATTGGACATGGATCGAGTCCGAAGACGGCAGTATTCTTAAACCGATATCCGGTAAACCAATCTACAGTGCAACCCTTGTGAAATATGCCGATCTTGTTTGCGAAAAACCTTTTGTCCAAGGCAAATTAACAGGCTTCAGCGCACGTCAATGGAAATAACATAATGCAGCAAATCACAAGTGACCTATATAACATTTCAACCCGCCTAAAGGAAATTGATTCATGCTACGCATTATTTTGGAATGAACAAAAACAAAGGTATGAGATTCATAACCAACCCACTCCAAACTTCCAGAGCCTTGAATTTGTGGTTCCATACGATGAATTGGATTTCAGAACAATCCGTCATGCGTGCAGAACACGCATAGAACACCACACAGAAATCGAAGCCTACGTAGACAACCACAATAATCAAATCATTGAATCTGCCTACAACCAAATGCGGGAACAAATATCAAGATTAGGTGAAATGTTGGAATATGCAAGCAGCAAGGGTCACGAGGTTGCATTCACCAAATCTCAAAAATGGATTTAA